GCCAGATGTTGCACCCGACTCGTTGTAACCGACTGTCCCAACAGCGCCGGAGGCTTGAACGCCTGAAAGCGCAACTTCTAGAGTTTGTGTTACAGACCCAACCGCCCCTGAAGCCCCAACGCCAGACAGCGCAATAGAGAGGGTGGGTGTGGTTATGCCAGCGTAACCATTGGCATGGACTTCCTGAATCTCAGGGGTGTTGTTCTCGTCTACACCGCCAACATCAGGGTGACACAAGACACCTGTCAGGGCAACAGAGATGTTTGCCCCAACCGTCCCAACAAAACCGTTGGCCTGATCGCCTGTCTCGGGAGTTGTGTTTGTCTCTGTGACAGACCCAACATTACCCGCCGCCACAACGCCGGACAGGGCAACCGCATTTACCGCCGCAACAGAACCGACATTACCAGTCGCAGATACGCCCGTCAGGGCTACGACGACATTGTTCTCGCCTAGAGCGGCGTACGGCGACTGGGCGTATGCGGATATACCAAACATGGTTTACGGCCTGCGCCGCCTCCGCTTTAGGTTGTGGCTAAACGCAACAGGGCAGTCGAGGTTGTGTTTGCAGGCATTGTCAAAGTGAAAGTACCAGCCGTGATGGTCTGTGAACCAAACGTGTGAACGCTCACCGATTTGTCACTCTGAGAAGAGTTGTAAATCAACACCGCATCAAACGCTGTGGTCAAAGTCACTGACGTGTAAGTCAAACTGGCAGACGGTGTCCAGTAGGCTACGCCAGCGGTTGCTGATGCGTTGGTAGCCACGGGTGGGTTTGCGTTGGTCACAACCACGCCACCAGCAGAGTATCCAGCACCGGACACTTCACCAGACACTGTATAAGCTGTGGTTGATGCGTTAATGGTGGCTGATGCCAAGTACAAAGCGCCTTTGAAGGTATCGGCTGTAGAAGCTGCACGAATGGGTGAAACGCCAAAGTTATGGGTTGCTGTCAGTAACTCACCCATGAACGAAGTTGTCATTGATTGAGTATTTGCCATGATATTTCCTTAAAACGAAGCTGCTTCGCCACCAACAAATGCGGGGGGCTTCTTCAAAGTTACATGCGCGGAACGGTGGACAAGCTCTCCGTCCAACCAGTACTCAACCCATGTGGTGAGTTCATTGTCATTATCGACTGTACCTTCCCGCTTTTCAAGCAGAGAATCGTCCATTTCGCCTTTGGTTGTGGTTACTAGCATTACACGATCCTTATGAGTGCTGACGTGCTGGTGTTTGCAGGCATCGTCACGGTGAATGAGGTGGTTGATGTTTTGTTGTTGCCAAAGTCAAGGACGCAAACAGCGCCATTGTCTCCGGCTTTGTAGATCAACGCGCCACGGGCTGTGATCGCGCCTGTCCATGACGGAGAAGAAAAAGTCACGTATGTCACGCTACCGGACGCTGTTGTTTGAGAAGACACTGTAGTGGTGACGATCTCTCCGCCTGCCACGTAGTTACCGCCTGATGCCTCACCAGTGGTTGTGTAGGCTGTGGTTGTCTCGTCCAATGTTGCATCGTTGGTGTACAGAGCCAGTCGGAACGTATCCGAGGTCAAGTTAATTGACCCGTTTGCCAGCCCTGCCCGCAGCGTATTGCAAGAGAAGTTGCCTTGAAAAGCCATCAGGTCACCGCCTGTCTAAACTGTCCTGACCTGTAAGCGTCTTGACGCTCCATGCCATCGCCCAGACGTTTCGCCAACGCAAGTGCTTCTTTGAACTTGGTGTCGTACAACGTGATGATGTCTTGCTCACCCTTCATAAAAGTGTAAGCCTCTACCAATGAGCCGTACAGCAAAACGGAATCAAAGTTGTCCCCCAACCATGTTGTGGTCGCGGTGGTGATGGATTCTGGGTAGTAATAGTAGTGAAGCTCAACGTAATACGCCGCATCAGGCGTTGGGCCAAGGATAATTGACAATTCGTTGGTGATCGCAGAACTGACAATCGTCGGGCCAAATAACGCATAGTATTTTGGAACACCTTTGTCGTTTGGCGCAGGGTACGCCTGACGGATGAAATTCACATCCTTGTTGAGTAAATACTCAAACGTGCCAGTGTCCAAGTTTCCACCAACAACACCTGTCACCAATGCCAACGAATACACAGACAAAAAGTCATTTGGCAAAGACACGTACTTATTGCTTGACGTGATCGCTGTGTACTGATTCTTGCGAAGCGACGGGAACTGAACCGAGTTGTAAATGCGCTGCTCAGCCTGCTGAATGAACCGATTGATCTGAGCGGTTGAATTCTCAGTCGATCCATCAGCAAGGTATACAGGGGGAAACTGATTCTCCGTGTATGACTGAATTGCAGTTACAAGCTGGCTGTAGTTCACGCCATTGGCCCCCGCGCCATCACGCCTTTAGTAGCCGCGCCAGTGCCACGGATTTTGATACCAGTGGTTTTGGTAGGCTTGTAGTCATTGCTGTGAGCATTTGCCTCAGAGACGTTTAGGTCTTTCATGTATTTTTTATTGTCAGCCTCGCCAACAACAACGCTTGGAACTTTCTTGGGTACTTTGTATGTTGCCATTTTATTTACCCCGTCCAGCACTGCGTTGGTTCATCACCTTCGCCATGTTGCGACCATACTTGAGCATGTCGCTGTTGGTCTTACCGCCAGCGCGAAGTTTGGTCATGGGCTTGCCCGGATGCAACTTCTTTTCGTGCTTATGCACTGCGCCAGCAATCATCTTTTTGTCCTGTTTTAAATCTTTCTTGTCCATCATCGACTCCTTATGTCGTTGTAACCGTGACTGTACCAAGTTCCACTGCTAAAACCAAATTATTTGGAGTCAAAGCAGCATCAAAAAACGCCGCCCCACCCACTGGGTTCCAGCCCCACTGAAAGATTCGACTACCACCCTCCACTGTCCCAGTACCCAATGGGCCTGTACCAGTTGGGACAATCTGCAACCCGCTTGTTCCTGACAACACATAGCTGCGGTCAGGACGAGGATTCCTTAAAGCCTGTGGGTCGTCCACCGGGAACATACCCAACTGCAACTGCGGTTGGTCAGGATCCCAACAAGCCGGGCAAACCAACAGGTTGTAGTTCTTGGTCTTGATGATCTCCGTCTTCAAGATGTTGAGCTTGAACCGCTGATCGCAGCGATCACACTGTGCAATCGCGTGCTTACCACTGGCAAACCTGTTGCCCACTGTTACCTCCCAATGTAGGTTTGGCGGGGAACAAGCCTCAAGGCAGCTTTCTCATGGTCTTCGTACGCCGCAAGCTCCCAAGCCTCGTCATACTGCTGTTTCAGGAAGCCAAGACGTTCTGCGCCAGTGGGAATCTTTCCGGCGATGTAATACGACAACCCCGCTGCCATACAAGGCAGGAAGCGGAAAGGAACGTCCATGACGTTTACACCCCCACCAGCGTCTTGGGTGCGGCGTAGACGCCAATACACCAATTGGTAGGTCTGTGCGTTGTCCGGTGTGGGCCAGACGGTTACAGCGGGAACCTGCTCCCAATACACGGTCGCATTGTCCGCATGGCTTGCCGCCGTGGTGTTTTGCTGCCCACGGAAGCAGTTGTACAGGACATTCCCGTCAATGTATCCATAGTTGATGATCTCATTGTCAATCTTGACAAACCCGGCGGCTGGAAGCCCCACCACGGAGTCCAACGTAATCTGGGTAACTGTGCTGTTAATTGCACCGTCTAGGGTTAACCCTGTCGTTGATGTTTGCCCGTTGTAGCGTTGAATCCAAATCTGAATGGGTCTGGCCTGCGTAATCTTGTTGGGGATTGTGGCGTATGTAGAAACGCTAATACGAGTAATGGTCAGATCAGCCTGAGTTGAAGCCACATTTGCCCCGGTGCGAATCACATGCTCCAAGAGGTCAATGGTGTCGTTGGGCAGGGGGTAGGTGTTCTGACCCTGAACCAAGTCAATTGTGCCAGTCTCAATTGTCCACAGATTGATACCACGGTTGGCCCAATCAGCAAACATGATGTTTAAACTGCGTCTGGCTGTACGTAAATCATAGCCCGTGCGAAGTTCACCACCGGCGCGTTCAAACGCTTCCTCGACCAACTCGGTGAGGTCTAGGTTAAAGCTTGATGCACCAGAGGTATTTGCCATTATCTAAACCCTGCTGTTTTCTTTGCAATGTTCTTTGGTTGTGCCACGAACTGTTTTCCTGCCTTCTTGCCCGCCCGCTTTGCACGGGTTGTAGCGGCATACTCCGCTGGGCTTAGACTTTTGATCGCGGCCTCTGGGAGATACCGTTCACCCGTTTTGGATGAGGGTTTACCCGACTTGGTACGCCATTTCTGGTCGCCCCAAGATTTAAGGGATTGTTGTGGCGCTTTCAATCTCGGTAGCCCCCGCCAGCAGCCTTGTATTTCTTCGCCACGAGTTGTGCCTTGCGGGCTGACCACTGACCTGCGCCTGTACCGTGGGTAGCCGCTGCTTTGACCTGAGCCACGATCCGCTTACGCAAGCTAGGCTTGGTGTAGTTGCCAGCGGCGTTTACACCGCCGCCTTCTGCATACATGTCCACTGTTTGTGGCTTATCTTTGCGGCGGACAGTCTTCTTCCCCGGCATCTTGGACGGGTTAATGTCCCCCATGCCGCGAGAAGCCATCATCAGATTATCTTCCCACGGGTCTTGCCTTTGACAGCACAACCATCAGCACGGCTGGAGGCTGAACCGCCCTTGGCCATGTTTTTAATTTTGTACGCTGCTTCAGTCTTCTTCTGCGTATTGGCTTCTTCCTTCTGAGCGTCCATTTTTTTGATGTCTTCAGAAGTCATAGAGTCCTCATACGTAGTACCGGGACGGCGCGGTTTGTACGCATCCATCGTCCCTGCTTTGGTGCTGGTTGCCATGACTACTCCTTAACAGGCTTTGCCGCCCATATTCATCTTAATCATCTTGCCTTTGGTTTTACCCTTGGACTCAATGCCACCACCTTTGGCCATTTTCTTCATGCCGTCTTTGGCAGTGTCCATACCTTTTTTCATGGTGGGCTTGCCCATTTTTTTAGCCATGATTGCTTTCATACCGGGATTCATTTTGTTCATCATAGTGTCACCGCCTTTGTTAAAAAGTTCTGTTTTGCCCTGAAGAGTTTTGGGCTTGTTTACTTTCTGCAAATCAGGCCGCGTACGCGACCCACCTTTAAACTCAATACCTTTGCTTGCTGCACTAAATTCTTTTGCCACCTTCTGCGAAATACCTGCTTTCTTCGCAAACGCTGGGTTGTGCGCCGCAGCGTCCATGAATTTCTTTTGTTTAAGACTTGTTGCTGGCATCACTTCCCCGCTTGAATAAGCTGGTCAATTTTTGCTTCAAGGCGGTTAAACCGTTGATCAATGTGGTCAGTAATTCTCTGAACCTCTGCGTTAGTTGCGTAATCACGGGCAATCTCCTCGCGTGTGATATTGAGCAGGCGCTCAATACGTTTGACATCCTCGAACTTCTCGCGGATAAAAAACCAAAATCCACCCAAAACAGCGGACAGGGCCAACGACCATATTGTGCTGAGTTCCATTAAACAAGCCTACCCTTTGTCTTGCCTTGGGTGGCACAGCCATCAGCACTGCTGACGTATCCACCATCTGCGCAGTTCCACGCACGAAGGCTCTTGTTAATCCTCGAATCTGGATCGTTTGCGGTCTTGGCGCTGGTCAGCTTCGCTTTCATGCCTTTCATACGGGCGCAGAAAGAGTCGCGGCGACTGCCGCCCTGTGGCTGAGGCGGTTTCAACCCGGGTTTCCCCGGATTTGCTGCGTTGTAGGAAGCTCGTCCTTTGGCGTTCAAGCCGCCCTTCTCGGACTTCCCCTCCTTCCTCTGCCATGCGGGGGACTTAGCCATACACAATCGTCACGCCTGTGATATTAGTCACATCAACGTAAACGCCTGTGGCAAACAAAATTCCTTCGCCGGGGATGGGTAGAAGAAACGTGTTTGCCGTGCCTGCGGGGGTGTCAATTTCAAGCTTCAGTGCGCCTGTTGCGTCAGTTCCATCATAGAACTTAACCGACCCTGCGCTTGCCCCCGCAAGACCATATACAGCTTTTACACGGACACGGTAGTCAACCGCTTGTCCGTCTGCCGTTAGTCGCGTTGACTGGACATCATATTGCATGAGCCGCTCCTAATTAGGAATTTGCAAACGGTGTGGCAACAGTACCAGAACCAAGCAAAACACCTGTGACATAGTACTTCAAAGAAGCCAAAACAGTCACGGTAATCCAAGAACCTGCTGCTCCACCAGTGGTAGTGCCGTCCAAGTTAATGACATCGTTTGCTGCTGCGGGAGCATAACCAGTGGTTGCACCAGAAGCATCGGTTGCTACCAATAACAGCGAGCCAACAAATTTATCTGTGCCGTCAGTTTTGATAGCCACGGCAGTTGCGGCGGTTTCTACAAAAAATGTGTAGGTCGTGCCAACATTGTTCAGAGTATTAGGGTCTTGACCGGGGCCGCTAGAAGTAGGGTTTGCTGTTGCGTTGATGGTTGGCAGGGTAATAATCAAAGTCGCATCGTTGGTGCGAATTACCTTACCTGCGTATGTGGCAACATCAAGCGTAACGGTGTTTGTGCCGTTGGCAAGATTAACAACTGTATTTGGGCCTTGGGAATAGAAGCCAGCCATTGAACGGACTGGGCCTTGAAACGTAGTGCGTGCCATGTTTTTTCCTTACATGCAAGTTGGGGTGTATCAATCTGCATGTCGTCAGCCGGGACTGTTTGATACACCGGAGAACCCCGGAATGGTTGCAATATACACCAAAAGAAAAGGGGGCACAAGGCCCCCTTTCCGGTTTATCAGGCAGTGCCTGAAGAACCAAACATACCCAGAGGGTCAGACCAGCCGAAGCTGTAACGCTCACGGGCCTTGTAACGCACGTTGCCGGTATCAAAATCACCGTCCATTGAGTTAGACAGCGGAGTACGAACGAAGTGCTTCAGACCGTTTGGCACGTCTGTAGTCAAGAACCAAGCGTTGGTGTCTGTCAAGAAGTGGTTGACAGTGTAGCCGCCGGGAATTGCACCCATTTGCTTGATGGCGTTGATGTCGTTGTCCGCTGTAGACACACGCAGTTCGGTGTCTAACAAACGTTTAGCGACAAACATCAAGTTTGGAGGAACAATCATCTTGACAGGCTTGGCTG